GTCCTCTATTTTTTGATTCTTTTTCAAATCCCACAATTTTTCCTCCCTTATGAGAAGCATCTTTACCATCACCATTTCCATAAGTTCCTTTATCTCTATTATACTTATTTAATTCTGCTCTATACTTTTTAGACTTAGTGGATGATTGAAATTTTTTATATTCGTCTTTGTAATCTCTCTCTTCTTTTTTTATCGGTAAATCATCGTGTTTGGTTTTAGCATATTTTTTCACACTACCTTTCTTCATAGACTTAGCAGCATCTTGAGCATCTTTAGAAAATTTACCGGCAGGTTGTTCACCCTTTTGGATAGACCGAACAATTCCCATGAACTTCTGTTGTTTCTTGGAAACCGATGGCATTTTATCCCCTCATTATAGAGTTAATAATAGACTCAATTTTGTTTTCTGATTTTGGTTGTTCTACACCTTCATTAACAGGTCTCATGAAAGCACCATGTGTAGATGGATTTGATACGAAATCAAATGCAATAAGTTCAAAGTCAGGTTGAACTTGAACGGTGTCTGCTTCTTTCATTGGTTCTACTGAACCTAATCCTCTTGAAGAGATACCAAGTTTTATACCTGATTTAAATAATTCTTTTAAGATGTTTCCAGCAGGTGTTGATAGAACTTCAACAGTTCCTAACAAGTCATCACCATCCCAATGCATCTCAATAATATTATGTGAAGCATTGTTTAAATTAACAACAGAAGAATCAGGATGGTCTAACTCACCTAATGCTCTTCTTTCTGTTACTTGTTCTGATAGATACTTAGATACTTCTTTTAAAAGAACTTCTCTTGGATACACTCTACCATTTTGATTTTTGGATTCTGCTCTTTGTAAAACACCTTTTACAATTAACCGACCATCATTTTCTTTTATAGATTCATCAATTTTATTTCTTGATATTTCAAATGGTCTTACATCTACTAATAATTTTTTATTCATTGTTTTATCCTACGTTTCCTGTGTATACAAAAGTTACATCACCAGCAGCTCCACCGTTACTTGTCCAAGCAACTGGATTGATATCTAAACGAATGGGACCTCCAGCGGCGTTAGTTACTTGTGAACCACTTACATATGTTGAAAGACTTCCTGATTGATAGGCAAAAGAATAATTACCTATTTTATTAATTAAAATATAATTAGGTCTATCGTGTAAGGCTGGATATGGAGCTGGATTTGTTGATTGACCATGAGCACTCAAAGGTAATGCCTTTGGTTGTGATTTTAAGTTATTATTAGGATTTGCTTCATACCTTGACATTTATTTACCCCCCCAAGAGCTTCTCTTTACCCAAATATCAAAAAGAATATCAGAAACTTCTTTTCTTATTTGTTTTTTAATTTTATCTAAATCTTGTTTTGATACATCTTCATCTATAAATTTGTATCCTGTTTGTTTTTCAATATTTTTCTTTCTTTTCTTTTTCATCTTACCAAAAGCATATGGCGTTTGGTAAGCATCAACACTAGCAGTAGTAGTTATTTCTTTTAACTTTTTTTGAAATAGCTTACTAGCTAGTTCTTTAACTAAAGAATTAAATTTTACTGAGTTCTTTATCGAGTTCATAGTATCTCAAAAGTTGAACAACTGAATTATCATCAGTTTGTTTTGATTCATTTAAACAAAACTTATCAGTACAATTAATTGCTTCTTGTAACTTTATTTTTAATACCTTATCCTTTACTTTCTTTACTTTGGAATTTAACTTTGTTTTAAGTTTTGGTATTTGAGTTTCTACAAATACAGAAAAGTTGTTGGTATTAGAGATATTACTAATGTATTCTTTAAGAACTTTCTTTTGTTCATCTGAAAGGTTTGTGTATTTGTTATTAAACTTTTCTAAAAGTGTTTTATAAGAAAGGATTCTTAAATCTTTATCTTTAAACTCTTTAGGTATATAAGATTTTTCTTTAGAATGCTTTAAAGTTGTTACATTTTCTATTATAATAAAATAACTTTCTGTTTTCTCGTCAGCACCCATTTCATTTATACCCTCAAACAACTTATATGTAGAGGCAAATACTTTATAATTTGGAAGTTTTGAACTGAAGAGTTGATTTACATCATAAGATTCTTTTATAGAAGCAATTGTATTGTACTTCTCTCTTCTTAATGTAGCATTATTTAAAAGATTTCTCTGTTTAATAACTTCTGATAAGAAAAAATCAGCCTTCTTGTCTGATTTAAATTTTTTAGTCATCACTAAATTATACAAAGCCAATTCTTTACCCAACTCTGTATGTTCATTAAATTGTTTTTTAATGATTTTAAGAGCCGGTGACTCCTTCTTTTTGTTTAACACATCTACTGTTACTTGTCTTAGTAAGAACTCAAATAATAGTCCTGTGTTTCTTAATTTACTATGTTTAAATTTGCTCATATAATATTTTCCAAAGTATTTTGATACAATTATTCATATATAAATATAACAGAATTTAGATAAAGTAGGTAATTACTCTTTTATTATGTTATCTTCACTCAACAAAGATGATTTCTTTTTAGGAAATTTTTCTTTGAGTCTATCTAGTATTCCCTCTCTAGCAATTACCGTACTAGCTTTTGATGTAGCAAGTGGAGATTTACCTTTAAACTCTCTTTTCCCATAGGACCTGTCTGTATCCTTTAAACTATCATGTCCATACTTATCTTTCATAGTATCTCTGTCTTTAAAAGAATCTTTTTTACTACCACCCCAATCACCTTTTCTGCTTACTGAAAAGTCATCATCTTCATCTTCATTATCTTCTTGTGGTGCTGGTTCTTTAGCAGGATCACTTCCTTCTGATTCTATTTGCTCTAATCTAAACTTTTGTTTTGTATCATCTACAATACCTTCATAAATGTCAATTTGTTTCTTTTCAGAAAAATCAAATATATTATCATAAATCCACTCTCTTGAAAATAACTTTGTTTCCATAGCTTTTTCAGCTGCTTCTATTTGTTGGTTTAACAACTCAAGTTTTTCTTGTTCATGAATCATAGATGGATTTTGTAACTCTAAACTAAAGTCAATTAAATCAGAATCATTAAATCCTTGTGAATAAAGATGAACAATACCAATCTTAGTTAATTCACTTACAATAATTTTTTGTAATCTTTCTATTGTTCTAGCAAATCTTACATCTTCAGCAGCCAATGTAGCTTTACCACCACTTAAACCTTCTTCATATCCTAAGAAAGCCTTTGGTATTCTTAAACTAGCCATCAACTTGTTTCTTAGATATTCTATGTCATCTATTTGGTCATTATTAGAAAGACCTTGTAATGTATCTATCTGTGTTCCACTATCTCCACCACGAACTGGCAGAAAAAAGTCTTCAGTAACAGATTCTACATTATATTTTAAGTTATATTCACCTGTTTTTTGGTCAATAACAGGAGTTTTCTTCATCTTGTTGATGATTTTTTGCATAAACTGTTCAACTTCTCTTGGTGGTATGTTTCCAACATCTATCTTGAACACTCTTTTCTCTGGTGCTCTCATGATACGGTGAATTAACATAGCATCTTCCATAAGAGTTAATTGTTTAAATATTTTTCTTCCGTTTTCTAATAAAGAACGACCATATGGTAAAAAGTTTGTATCAGATAATACACGGAAGTGTGCTATCTCATAGTTTTCTTTTATTTCTTTTTTATTATCTTCAACTTCAAACTGAATAAGTTGTGGGTTAGCAGGATCGTGGTCTTCTAATCTAGTAATATCATAAGCAGAAATAGGTTTTACATTTACTACTCCGTATTTATCAACAATATCCAACTGAAGATAAAAGTCTCCATACTTAGTCATATTACGAATCCAACTCCATAAGTTAAATTCAATATTTATAACATCATAAAATAAATTGTGTAAAATCTTTTGAACTTGACTATTCTCACTTTTTACTTTAAGTATTTCACCCTCAATATTATCAACGGTTGATTCATCTGAATATATGTCAAGAGCAGAAGCAATAATCGGGTCTTGATCCATTAACTCATAATCTTTAAATAAGTCATGTTTTCTTATTTCATAAGCAGCTCTTCTATTTTGAGCGGTTGCATATGGATTTGAATAATTGTTTTGTATCATCCGATTATATCGGTCAACAAAATTTGATGTCAAACTTGTTTGTGAGTAGTCTAAATCTTTTACTACCAATCTATTATCATCAGCTTTTCTGATGATAACATTAGATTGAAATAATCTACCAAGTCTTGTAAATAAATTGTCTGCCATGTTTTACCCCAATAGCCAAGTTAAGTCTTCTTCTTCATTTTCATTAATTTTTATTTTATATGGATTATGTTTAGGAACATTGTTTGATGTCATTACTGCTGAGTTTCCATTTAAACTTCCAATAGAACTTACCAAACTACTTTGAAATTCGTTTCTTTCTGATTGAATACGAATCGCAGTATCCCTAATCCATAGTAAAATAGAATAAGACATAACAAGGTCATCATTATATCCTTCTAATGCTTCGGTCTTACTATTCTTATATATAAATACAAAAAGTTCATCAATTAAACGAGTTGATTTTATCTTTACCATCTTTTCTCTGGTATATTCTTCCATCTTAGCAATAATCAATGGTTTAGACTTCATAGTTGTTGTGAAACCTGGTATCTTGTTTCTATCTATTTGTCTATATCTGTTTGTATGTTGAACATCTTCATCTACAATAAGGTGATTTTTTTCTTGATAAAAAAGATTTTCATATCCTCTATCAATAATTGTTTGTAATGTAGCCCAACCTATGTTATTGTTTTCCACAACAAGTAAGGCATCATTGTATTTTGTAGCTAACTCAATTAAAAAGTTTCCAAATTCGGTTGTTCCTAACTGACCTTTGTATTCTGCTACTTGTTCCATTTCTTCTATATCAAATACTTGAGCAGTGCTGTAATCAGTTCCATCTCCTCTAGCAACATCAGCACTAACCAAGTATTTTTTAGCATAATCTGGATATCCCCATATCCATAAGTTTCTATCAAACCCACTCTTCTCACTTGGCTCACAACATACATTATCTTTATACCAACCCAATATAAGAGGATCAACAACTGAACGACCAGAACTTAAAAAGTCAGCATCACATTCTTGAGCAGCTTTACTAGGTCCTAATATTTTATCTTGTTCATCTCTCCAACTCTGGTCTCTTTCAGGATGGTCTGTCCAATGAAGTTTGATTGTATTAAATTTATTTGTTCCATCTTTAGCATCCATCCAAGTTTTGTGAAACCAATTACCCACACCATTAGGTGTTGATATACCGATACAACGACCACCAGTAGCAAGTGTCTGTTGAGCGGCAGTCCAGATAATATCAATCTTATCAATGAAAGCAGCCTCATCAAGTATTAGTAGAGACAAAGCTTCAGAACGACCAGCAGACTCATTAGAAGCAATAGCTTTTATCTGACTTCCGTTCTTAAATATAAGTGAAAGTTTGTTGTTTTCCACAATAGCAGTTTTTAACCAATTAGGTAAACCCTCATACATAATACGGACTTTTGTTACCAAGTTTTTTGCTGTATCTTTTGATGTAGCAATACATAGGATGTTTTTATCATTGTGAAATAACATCATCCATAAAGCATAAGCAGCACTTAGGGTTGATATACCTAACTGACGAGATTTTAGTACAACATTATAGTCGTGTTTCTCAAACTCATCCAATACATCATACTGATAAGGATAAAGTTTAAACTTTATCTTACCTCTTTGTGGATGTTGGATAGTGCAAAACTCATTAATAAAGTATGATGGGTTTTTAGCACACTTTACATAGTTTTGTTTTATCGCTTGTTTTAAGTTACTCATATTTTATTTAAACCTTGTTCGTGGTTTCCAATAGCTTTTGCTACTGTTTCATCAAATGGACTATCTGCTTTTTTTATACCATCCATTTCAGATTCATATTCGGCAAGAACGGCTTCCCATCTTTTTTCTTCTTGTTCTTTTACCCAATCTTTCCATTTAGTAGTTCCACTTCTTTTATCTTCTCTTTTCAATTTCATCTCAAAATCTATTTGACAATACTTACATTTTTTAAATCTATTATAAGTTTGTTGGTCAACTGTTTTAAGAATTAGTTTTTCACAATCATCACATTTGTCAAATCCTTTTGGTGGAATCTTGGTAATTTGTTGTCTTTTACCATCTACTTTAGTAAATTTTCTACCACTTGCTTCTTCCCAAATCTCACCTTCTTTTCTCATTTCAATAGTTTTTCCGGTGTATCCAATTCGTGGAGTTCCTTTACCACCAACACCAGCTATTAACTTTTTTACTTTCTCTATATTTCTACCCATAATATAACCTCTAATTTAAAAAAACATCAATCCTGTTATTTGATTTATAGGAGCAAAAGCACCTGTAAACTTATAAATATTACCATTATATTTAAATACCAATCCTTCAGTTGGAACAATAGCATCAAACCCACCGATAGCATTTAATCTATCTAATTGTATTTTTAATTTATTTAACTTTTTTAAGTCACCACCACTTCTTATATCGGATATAGCAGCTTTAAGTTTCTTTCTCATATTCTGTACTGATTTTGCTGGATTGACGGCTAGCCACCCATCCATATTCTTCATTATCTCAGCACCAACTTCAAAAAATAATTCTTCAAATGGTTTCATATTATCTTTTACCATTCTAGCATGGTCTAATTTTTCTGTAACTAAAGTCCATTCTAAAAACTTATTATTTTTTATTGTAGCTTTCATATCTCTTATTGAATATGATTTATCAAAGAAAGCCCATCTCATTGTAAGTCTTTTAAGAACATTTGCTGGTATCTTATATTTAAATTGTTTAGCAGCATTAAAGATATATTCTTCCCAAAATCTTTGATGATATAATCCAAGCGTATCATTATCTTTAAGAGCATATTGACTCTGTAATTTAGATAAACGGCCGTGAAATTTTTTCTTCATCTTACCAAAGTCTTGATGTTTAGGGACAGTAACAAAGTTTGGTTTTGATATTTTATAATGTTTTTGTATATGTTGATTAACTTGTTTTATCATACCTTGTAACATTCTTGCACTATCTTTTGCTTGTCCTATTGGTCTACCATTATCGTCATATTCAATTGCACCGTGAAAAAGTAATTCTGTAATATCATAGTTGACCACATTCTCACTAGCAGGCCACATCACTTCTAAACTCATAAACTTAGAACCATTACCAAAAATCTTATCTTGTTGTTTTTTAGAAAGAGCACCGATTGCTTTTGATAAATCTCTCATCGCATATACAAAAGCATCTCGTATAGAACCTCTACCTTTAAATTTATTTTCTACATCTTTTATGGTTAAAGCTGTTTCACCTTTATTTTTAAGATGTCCTTTATTACGAGCAGCAATAAGTTTTCCATCTTTGTAACTTATCATTAAGTTTTGACCATCTGTTTTTTCTGTAACATTATCTTCACGATTTAACTGACCACCCAATCCCAACTCTATTATCTTTTTTAAATCTTTAAAAGTTAATTCTTTATCATCAAATGGATGATTCATATGTCCGTAGGCTCCGCCCATTAATAATAACTCCTTTCCGTTTCTTTCTAAATTACTTGTAAGTGAATAAACCTCTTTTACAATATCATATTCATCGTGCTGTTCGTTTCCTCTATCTTGGTCTGTATCAGTTGGTTCTTCTTTTTCTAATTGGTCTAATGTATTTTTACTATGTTTAAGAACTGACTTTCTTGATTTTTTAAGTTTGTCTGTATATTCATAATCTTGATTTTTTAAAATCATATCAATATGGTCTAACCAATGATTCCACAACTCACTTCCAACTAAATCTAAATCATTAGCAGCACTTGGAGAAGCTGCTCCAGCAGGTCCGTATGATACTGAACCTATTGGACCATTTGGATATTTTGGAATATCAAACTCTTGACTATAGTAGTTTTCATCATCAATTATATTCTTAGCAATCTCCCAACCTAATCTACCAGCTTCTTTCTCACCTCTAAGCAAGTAAGATTTTAAACTTGATATAAAACCAGGACCATCATCAACCCCACCTGATTGAGTACCTGTGCTTTCTAATAAACCACGATAAACCTCATATAGTTTTTTAAACTTATTGGTCATCATATTATACACACCTTTGTCGTAATATCCAAATGTTTTTTTGAAAAACTTTACTTTTTCTTTATCATCTACTTTTGGATTACCTAACATATCTCGTGTTTTAGTTCCACTTATGTTTCCGACTTGAGGAGCAGTTATAATGTATCCGTGTTCATCAAACCCTTTCATATCTTTAGTATAAGGTTTAAAATATTTACCACCTAACCTACCAGCATCTTTTTCACCAACAACATAAACTACTGCTGTAGTTTTAGGATCAAATTTGTTTAATAAGTTTTTTGCTACATATGGTGACTTTTCCATAACGATACGATTCTTTGGAATACCAACCTTTACCATATGTCTAACTTTTTCTTTAAAGTTCATAGGATGACGAGGTGGTTTTTTTATATCGGATGTGGTTATGTAAGCCTCATCAACTTGTTTAGACAACCACTTGTATGTAGCAAGATGACCTGAATGAAAGGGTTGAAATCTTCCACCAAATACACCAACAACTTTCTTAATGTTTTTTTCTTCCTTCAAATTGGATACACTATCCCCATTATCAACATTAGAATATACAACACTTTCTCTATGTAAGTCAAGCGTTTTATTTATTTCTTTTATTCCTCTACCACCCCTATCAAATTTAGTAAATTTTTGTAGCTTACCAAAATGTTTTTCTTTACTCATCTTATCTTGTTTAGTCCATTTCATCTTATCAAAGACTTTCATTCTCATATGTTGTTTAACTATATAATGAATAGTATCAACATCACCACCCATTGATTTTATCCAAGTAGCATATTTCTTTACTAATTGTGCTGAAACTTTCTCGTGTCCATAATGAGTCCAAAAACCTTTTTTCGGATGTAGTTTAGCAGTAGAGTCTTTTCCTATATCGTGGAATAATGCTGATAAAGCAAAGTCTATGTCACCGGTTTTTAATGCTCTGTTAGTTACAGCGATAGTATGTTTTAAAACATTACCTTCGGGATGAGCATCTCTTCTTTGGTCATAGTTTTTAAGATTATAAACTCTCTTTTTTAAAGCACTAGGAAGAGCATCATAGATGTCCCTAAATTTTTTAGGTTTAGGTCTAACTGCTATCTCTTTTATTTTTTTACCAGTATCGGTTTTTGTAAAAGGTCCTCTTCTCAATGTTGAAAATTTTACAGGTGTCTCAATACCAAATAATTTCTTTGGTGCTAAAATTCTCAATGTAATCATCTTTCTACTATTATCAACACCCAATGTTTCAAATTCTATTTCTTTATATTTCTTACCCTTCATAGTAAGATTATGACCTGTAATAAACTTTTCTACTTTATTACCTCTAACTGCAAATGCTTCGTTCAAGAATTTATCCCTTTCTAATTTTTGTATAGCCTTACCTATTTCTCTTCCTTTTAAATCCTTTGAAACATCACTACCCTTTACCGATAGTTTAAATTTAACCATCTTCTTTAAATCTTTTCCTATATACTTACCCCATTGAATAATTTGATTATCAGTTAAGGATGTTTTCTCTTGAAACTTTTTAGTTAGAAATATATTTTCAGGTTTAAAGTTCTGTAATACATTTAGGAATTGAATATTTTGTGCTTCATCTCCTGAGTATCTTAATTTGTTTAATTTAATACCCAATGAATTAGCATCATTCTTTCTTAAAATCCAAGCCAATAATAAGATATGGTCATTCTCATCTATATATGGTTTACTAATCTTTAAGCCAGGTAAGATTTGGTCTGTAAATTTTAACTCATCAGTTTTCTGTAGGTAGTTTTTGGTTGATTTTGCTTTCTTAATCGACTTAACAAACTCATCTCTAATTCTTTCACCACTAATACCTTTAAGACTTGGATTATCCATCAGAGCCTGCTTGGTATCCTTAGACATCTTACCACCAAGAGCACCGTGAAATCTAAGGGCTCTCATCTTCCTCAATGGGTCCTCATCAAACCTTTCACTAGCCTTCCCAACAGTTCTTATCTTTCTCTTCTTTAAATCTGCTATACCACCAACCAAATCAACTATATCTTTTCTATCTATATCATAAAATAAAGCATTGATGGTTAAATCTCTTCTCTTTACATCACCCTCAATGTCTGTATAATCAACAGCACTCGGCCTCCTACCCTTTCCAATATCTTTTCTGAATGTTGCTATTTCATGCCCACCTACAACCACCACCCCAAAAGATTTACCAACCTCTGTGGTTTTCAATCCACCATCTTTGGCTATCTTCAATACCTCATCGGGCTTAGCATCGGTGGCTAAATCAAAATCTTTTGGATTCTTTCCTAATATTGCATCTCTAACTGCTCCACCTACAATATACAGTTTTTTATTATTTTTCTTAAATAATTTATGTATCTTTTCTATGTCATTTGGAATATTAAGTTTAAGGTTTTTACTTTCATCTACTTTTTTATAACCACTACCATAAGGAACTGAGGTGTGTCCTTTCTTCTTCATCTTTTTTATCTTAGAAAGTTTAGAACCACCTTTGATAGTTCCATCACCGGCGACTATACCCATCTCATCTATGACGGGTTTGGTTATTTCTTCTATTAGTTTTTTTAAGCTCATAAGTTTTGATGTTCCTTTACATCTATAAATATATAGATTTAAAAAGAACTAAACTTCTAATGCTCTTCTAAACCAACCAAAGTAAAATTTCTCTAAATCAGGTTTTCTTGTGACTAAATCAGCGTAATATTTAACACGGTATGCCCTAACTCTTTGTAACTCAACTCCGTCCATAGCAGCTATTGTCTTAGGTCCCATTCCACCATCTACTTTAAGCCCAGCACCTTTAGCGTTAGCAGCCTGTTGTAAAATTTTAACGGCTCTTCCTCTACCTTGATTTACACACATATCAAAGTAAATATGTCTTAGGTCTTCTGAAAGAGACTCTACTTTGTTACCATCCCAATATACTTCTTTGTATATTTCTTTAGCACCATCTTTTGTAAGGTTTTTTATATCCACATCAGGATGACTTCTTTTGGCTATACCAAAATTAGTTTCTCCACCAGGATCTTTCGGGTCATTAACGTATCCACCTTCGTGGTGTAATACTACTTCTATTATATCGTCAAATTTAGTTAACATATGTAACTCCTATTGTTTTTTTAGTTTATCAATTTCTTTTTGTTGTTCTTCAACTTTCTTTGTTAGTTCTTGAACAGCTTTTATCAAAGGTGTAATCAATTCTGTTTCACCTAATTCTTGCATTCCATCAGTATTTTCTTTCCATACAGGAAAATCAGAGTGTCCTACTGAATCCATAGCTTCTTTAACTTCTTGTGCTACAAACCCATAATGTTTTCTGTTTGGATTTTTTCTTTCCGTTACTTCAGCATCATATCCATCAAACTCTGTTGGGTATTCACTTGGAGCTTTTTTCTTAAAGGTTCTTGTTTTTAGTTTGTTAATAAACTCTAAACCTAAAGTGTTATCCTCAATATCTTTTTTAATTCTTTTATCGGAAGAGTGTGTCCAAGTAGCATTTTCACCGAAGTCGTTTGTGATATGGTCTGAATCAACACCTATCCGAATAGTTTCGGCTCCAGCACCTGTTACATTTCCTTGTCCAGCTGCTATTACTATTTCATCATCCACGCCAGTAGCAGAAGCTTGAGTTCTACCAATAAATACATTGTAATCTCCGGTTTGTAAATTACTTCCTGCCGAATTACCTAAATGAACATTACCGGTTCCAGTTGTTACTGCTTTTCCTGCTCGGTATCCATACATAGCATTTTGATCACCTTGAACATTATATCCAGCTTCAAATCCTATAGCAATATTTTCACGACCACCATCTGAATTTTGTCCAGCAGTATAGCCTAAAAATATTTGTCTCATACCACCATCTTTATTAGTTCCACCCCCATAAAGAGCATTTATTCCAATTGCTATGTTTTCAGAACCTGATACTACTACTCCCATAGCACCACCAAGAGCAGCAAAGTTACCACCGTCATTTCCATTAAATCCAGCAGCATTACTTCCTTGTTCTAAGTTTTGTAGGGCAGAACCAAGAGCAATATTACCTGAGATATTACCAGAATCTGTTCCTTCTACACTATTCATAGCATTTGTTCCGATAGCAACATTACCAGTACCATTTTTTAAATCACCTAAGGCATTTGCTCCGATAGCAACATTACCAGTCAATTCAGCACCAGTACCACTATTATCATTATCACCTAATGCTTGATAGCCAATTGCTACGTTTTTAGATCCAGATTCCATCTGATACATAGCCTGATAACCAAGAGCTATGTTATAATCACCTTTTTCCAAAGAATATAAACTAGTTTGTCCAATGGCTATGTTA